TCGTGCCATCACACAAGAGTAATTACATTGTCGTGACCGACATGGATGACTTAAAAGATCTTAACCCTAAGTACATAAGGAGTGCGAAATGAAAGACATGAAGAAAGCTGATTGGGTAGTCGTGCGCCTGTTAGTCGATGCGACTTTCTCTGATGTAGAGCGATACGGCAAGTTCCGACCAACCATCGAACACGTTAAAGCAATTATGTATCTGAACAAAAAGTATGGAACAAAGACCTTGTGTAAAGCTATTGACTTAATCAGAGCTGAAAGGAGTGCGAAATGAAAGAAGGTAGAGAAGAATTTATACGTTGTGTGTTAGACCAGATGTACGAAGATGTTATCAACAACCGATTAGAGGGAATTAAAAAACTGTTGGACTTTGTGCCCGATTTCGAACTGATTGCCTACATACCCGAAATAAACATGGAGGACGAAGATGACTAGCCAAACCAACCGCACCCCAACTGACTACATCCGAGGTTATCAGGACGCAGTTAACAACAAGATCAACATCCATGCATACGACACGTGCAAGCAGTACCAGAAAGGGTTTGATGCAGGGTGCATGGACGTAAAGGAAGCAGAGCAAGGCGAAGTTGAACCCTTTGAAGAAGTGAGTAGTTGTGTAATAACTTGACATAGTGTGTCATATAGTGTTATAATGTAGTTGTAGTGAATGAAATGAAAGTAGGCAGCGCAAGCTGCTTATACGATGAAGTACTAACTAACTAAACCAATCAAACCTTACAGCTGTAAGGAAAAGGAAAACATCATGGACATGACGACAACAGCATCACACACAGCACCATCTATTAGCGCACCGTCAATCAGTACGGCTGCAATGCTTGTGGAACTAAACATCAGTACGTGGACAGGTCGCAAGTTGGACAAGCGCGCAAGCGCAGAAGTCACCACACAAAACAACGCAGCACGTGGCACGGCAAGCGTGAACAAGAAGTTGCTCGGGGACTGTGCCGAATTGGATGCGGTGAGTAAGTTTGCAGCTAACGCTCGCAACATCCACTACGCAATGACCATGCCATGGTCGGACTCAGGGCTGCGCCTGTTGCCTACGGCGCAATACTTCAAGTACACCAAGCAGGTGAGCGAGTTAGAGCAGGAGTTCGTGCGGCTCGTGCAAGTATTCATCGACGCGTATGCGTGGGAGATTGGGCAGTCACAAGTCAAGCTAGGCGCGTTATTCCATGCCGATGAGTACCCGTCATCGGACAGCTTGGTGTCTAAGTTTCGGTTCGGTGCTAACTATATGCCTGTGCCAGAGGTGGGCGACTTCCGCGTGGACATGGGTAAGGAGGCTAATGATCTCTTAACTTCTCACTACACACAGTACTACACGACACAGCTTAACAACGCAATGGGCGATATATGGAAACGTGCGTACACAGCGCTATCTAAGATGTCAGAACGCCTTGACTATGCCGACAGCCGCGACAAGACTACGCGCAAAGTGTTTCGTGACTCGCTTGTGGATAACGTGGTCGAGATCGTGGACATTATGAAATCATGCAACATCACAGGCGATAGCCAGATGGCAGCAATGGCACGCTCACTTGAAGATACGTTCTTGTGTGTGTCAGCCGAGGCTCTGCGTGAGGACGACTACTTGCGCCATGAAACAAAGCAGAAAGTGGACGCAGTACTGAGAGCACTACCATCCTTACAGCTGTAAGGACTACATTAATTATTACTTTTACCTACTACACCATAACATCTTATAAGGAATTATCATGGCAACAGCCACATCACTCTATGCGCTATCCCTTGACCAGATCACCAACGCCATCCTGCATGGTGGCGACGACAACACGGTGCTTGTGCGAGGACACATGGGTACGGGTAAGTCATCCCTGCTCAAGGCACTAGCTAAACTGTTACCCGATCACACGCCCTGCTACTTTGACTGCACGACTAAGGACTTGGGTGACATCTCTATCCCTAGCTTGCAAACTATGGATGAGCAAGGGTTCGTGCGCTTTGTGCCCAACGAGGAGTTGGGTGTGCACTTGAATAAGCCCATCATCCTGATGATCGATGAGTTTGGTAAGGCTAACCCCGCGGTCAAGAACGCAATGCTACGTATTATCTTAGAGCGCAAGATCGGCTCGAATGAACTGCGTGGGCCTGTGTTCGCAACCACTAACCTAGGGGCCGAGGGTGTAGGTGACTTAGTGCCGCCCCATGCACGTAACCGCATGACTCTTGTGACATCACGCAAGCCTACACATATCGAGTGGGTCGAGTGGGGTATCAACAATGGCATCGATCACACGTTGCTTGGGTTTTGTAAGGACACCCCTGCGTTGTTCCAATCGTTCGATGAGGTCAAGACACCAGAGGACAACCCGTACATCTTTCACCCACAACAGCAACGCGAGGCGTTTGTTACACCACGTTCATTGGAAGCAGCATCGGACTGGCTCAAACAGCGCGAACATTACGACGATCAATCGTTAACAGCTTTACTCATGGGTACGATAGGCGAACGTGCAGCACTTGATCTGATGGCGTTCGTGAAGTTAGCCGATGAGTTGCCAAGCCTTGAGTCTATTAAGAAAGACCCGATGGGTGCAGCACTACCGACATCGGCTGCGGTCAAGTGTATGGTCGTGTTTCGTGCGTTGACTAACATCGAGCGCGATTGGGTTGACCCATGGATGGACTACATGATGCGTATGGATAAGGAGTCCCAAGGTATGTTTGCTAACGGTGTACGCCAAGAGAAGTACTCACGCAAGAACATCGTGATGACTAACAAGAAGTTCACAACGTGGGCAATGGCTAACAACTACTTGTTCACAGCCGACAAGGCTTAACTAAAACCTTACAGTGTAAGGAAGGAGAATGAAATGCTAATGCTAGGTAAACAACTCACAGTCGAACAGCGACTGAACAAGGCAGTCATCGACATCATGGCTGAGCCGCACTACTACGCTATCGCACCAGTACTAATGATCGGTGACAAGTCAGTATGCGATAAGACACCCACGGCTTACACCAATGGGCGTGACGAGGTGTATGGTCGCAAGTTTGTCGAAGGCTTGACTGATGCCGAACTGCGCTTTCTTGTATTGCACGAGGCATACCATAAGATGTATAGGCACATCACTACATGGCGTCACTTGTACGAGGACAACGCACGCCTTGCAAATATGGCGTGTGACTACGTGATTAACGTCAAGCTTGTCGATGGTGATGATGGCAAGAAGTTTATCGTGATGCCCAAGGTCGGACTACTTAATAAGAAGTATCGTGATATGGATAGCGCCGAGGTGTACCACTTACTCAAGCAAGAGGACGAGGGCGGTGGTGGCGGGGGTGGTGATGGAGGTGGTGGTAACGAAGGCAGCATGGATGAGCATGGGTGGGATGATGCTCAAGAGATGAGCGATGCCGAGCACAAAGAACTGGAACGCGAGATTGACAAAGCAATCCGTCAAGGTGTGCTATCTGCGGGCAAGATGGGTAGCGGTGGTAATCGTGACTTGGACGGACTGTTGCAACCACAGATAGATTGGCGCGAGGTGTTGCGTGAGTTTGTATCAACCACGTGCACGGGTAACGACTACTCGACATGGCGCAAGCCTAACCGTAGGTATATGTCATCAGGCTATTACTTACCATCAGGTATCAGTGAGTCAGTCGGTGAGTTGGTGTTGGCTATCGACACATCAGGCTCTATCGGCGCAAGGGAACTGTCATCCTTTTTGTCCGAGGTTAAGGCTATCTGCGATACGGTGCGCCCATCCAAGGTGCGCTTGTTGTACTGGGATACATCGGTGTGTCGTGATGAAGTGTATGAGCAAGATGACATTGATCGCCTGACCACATCGACTAAACCCGCAGGGGGTGGTGGCACAGCAGTTGAGTGTGTGCCTCAGTACATGGCAGAGCATGGCATTAAGCCGCAAGCAGTGGTGGTGCTAACCGATGGGTATCTTGGTGGCTCATGGGGCGCGTGGACAACGCCTGTGCTGTGGTGCATTCAGGGTAACAAGGGCGCGCGTCCAAGCGTGGGTAAGTACGTGCACATAAACTAAATCCTTACAGTGTAAGGAATCATAAAACTAATAGGGAGTATCAATCATGTCATACGGATATTGTGAGCGCGGGTACGTGAGCCTGTCATCAGGACTTAAGGTTAAACCCGCAGGTGAGATGCACTTTGATCGAGTGAAAGCCAAGTATGAATCAGTTAAACCGATTGTTAGCGTCAGGAGCACACTCGCAGATGATGTACGCCCAATCGGTGAGCGTAGGTACAAACAAGAACGCATCATTAAAGTTGACGAGAACACCTACGTGCTGTCTGATGGCATACTAAGTGCAGTAGGTTCGTACAGCCAGATGCCACTAGATATGGAGGTGCAGTTCGCACCGATCATGGTGCAGCGCAGGGAGGACGGGGATTACATTCGCATACGTTCTGGTTCAGTACAAAGTTCGTGGATGTCACGCCATGCATTCTTACGTGCGTACACACCGATGGGTATGTCGTTTAGTTCAGAAGGGGGTACACGCGCTAACGCAATCCATACGCACAAAGATGCAAAGCTACACGTACTACCAAGGATGAATTACGAAGTTGACTGGAGTGCAGGTTCAGTACTTAGGGATGGAGGTGAGATGCTATGGTTCAAGCAAACATCGCCTGATACGTATGAGCGTGTGAGTGAGTTGTATACGCTTAAGACTAACAAGATAGACCGTGATGCAAAGAGCCAGTACCGCAAACATTTACGTGACTACTTCAATTGGATGTGTGTAATATCTCCGATGCTTGTATCAGGTATGGAGAGTAAATGGAGGGCGCGGGATGCGGCGGTGGCGGAGTTCATGGAAGTTGGAGGACAAGATATATTTGCGAACCAATACACACCGATGCGCCTACCTACACCAGAGTTGTCAGCGTTGATTAAAGATATATTGAAAGACGATGACCACGTGTTGCGTACTGCACTGGCGACAATGGTACTGACCGAATGCAACGCAAGTATTAAAACGTTTTCAGATGTAGATAGCATGAAGAGGTTTAAGTCGCAGTACAACAGACTGATGAATAAGGCACTTGACCTATTTGCAACCGAACAAGTTTAAGGAGAACACCATGTACAGACATTGGCAAAACGAAGTAAGCAGTATCGCTGAGTACGCAGCGGCGAATGAGCCAGTACCGGATGGAACGACACCGTACCAAGTGGGCGGGTTTCCTGTGGTCAAAGAGTTGTATGAGTTTATGCAAGCACTACAAGCTAAGAACGGTTCACTGCGGTTCGGTGTGAATAGAAACACGACAAGTGCGTGGATGTTATTTGGCGATAAATCACATAGCTGCCCATTGTTCTTACAGCTGCTTGTGTATCGCGCGGGGGATGTGTACGCTATGGGTCGTATCGGATATCACAACCCGAACTTAGAGGGGCGGCGTAGTAGTACGGATGATTCCGCATACATTGTGTACAGTCGTGACATTGAGAACACTAAGTACAGAGCGCACAACGCAGCGTATAGCACTCGCGCATCCAAACGCATGAACGCCGCAGTAACACTTGCACTGAAACATCTCAAGACATGTACACCTGTGGAGATAGCAAACGAGAGTAAGCTGGACTACTCACTGAAAGCAACAAGCAAGGTACGTGACCTAGAAAGTAAACTTAGTGATGTTAAGTACGAATTGTCGAGGAACTCATCTAGCTTAGTTAGTATGGTACTGGATGAACTAGTTGCGGCTAAGGACAAGGGCTATTCGTTCGACAGCCCGAAGGTCAAGGAATACATAGATAAGTATGGGGAGGCGCTCGACAAGTACAAAGCGGAGGGTACGCGTGCAGTAAGTAGTTATAACGTGCGCTTGTATGAGAAAGCAGGGGTAGTAATGGCTGATGTGTTGTTGTTTCCTGATGTGTCTAACTCTACGCCCCCTACCACGCAGACTATCCCCGTAGCAGATATGCCGGAGGACATCGCCGGTAAACTTGCTGTGCTTGATATGCTATCCAAGGATGAGTACGTGGAAGGTGTCGGGGTGAATGTGGGTAAGGGTGTCTACTGGGTAGATCGTGATGTCGTATAGCGTATCGCAGAAACGTTGTCTAAAGTTATTTCTGGATATGATAACGCTCTTACCTAGCACGGGAATAGATTTGGGGAATACATATGAAAAGCTAAAAATGCTCACCGATCAACCTGCATCAACGATCTACCGTATACATATCGAGCATGACAATGCGGTAGACGTTACTTGCATAGGGTTAGAAAGTGTTGACTCCGCGTTAGAAGGTACGTATGATTCATTAGACACACTACCCGAATGGGTACAAGAACGTATTGCAGTACTCAGTATGCTATCAGCTACACCGCCTACTCAAGACATACCAAGTGTAGGTAGGCGCATTACAAATCGTACGTATTGGGTGTACAAGCCCACTACGTAGGCAGCGGTAACTTTATAAACAATCAGTACAACATCCTTACAGTGTAAGGATTGCGATCTAGGAGAAAGTAATGGGTAAGCCACGTCTGACTAAAATTGAACGCGCAACTAAAATGATTAACCAAGGTGCGTCAACAGCAACAATCGTTAAGTCCTTAACAGTTAGCCCGCAGTACGTATATAACCTACGTTCACGGCTAAGAAATACAGGAACTATCATAAGTAAAAAGCCTGAGCAGCTAACGCTCAACCTTGAGCCAATAACGCCCGCGCCCATCGTGCAACAAACAGCTACCGTCAAGCAAGCTACGCAGCACTTGAACACAATTCAAGGCGAGTACAGCAAAGCCAAAGACATGACCACGTGGCAACGTATTAAAGCAGCGATAGGGTTTTAGTCATGGCAATGACACCCGAAAAACGGGTGAAGAAAGCAGTCCAGAAACAACTCGATTTACTAGGTGCTTACTACTTTTTCCCCGCAACAGGTGGTTTTGGTAGAAGTGGAGTGCCTGACATCATAGGTTGTTATCAGGGTGCGTTCTTTGCCATCGAATGCAAGGCAGGTAGTAACACAACAACAGCACTGCAAGACCGCGAACTCGCCAACATAAGGCAATGCGGGGGCGCAGCTATCGTTGTCAACGAAGGCAACATGAATGAGGTACACGAATGGTTAACAAACCTAAGCAAGTAAAGACGCCGCCGAGTGATATTGATAGGTTCAATAAGGGGCAGTACAAAGGTATGAAGTTGTCGGTCATAGCTACGAGGCCGAATTCAATGGACATACTGCGTAAACCAAGTCGTGTACATAACACGCTGTTCTACCCAGACGGCACAACAAACAAGGAAGAATGAGATGGAATGTAAAGTCAAGATCGGTGTCGCGTATGAGCCCAAGTGGTTTGAGCGTAGATACACACAAGGTACGTATAGCGGTAAGAACGTGCCACTCGATGCGGACGCAATGAACTTGCAAAGCGTATTGCTTGGTACTCAGTTTGAACGCAGTAAACCCAGCAGAATGAGGGTTGCAGTAAGCGCAGTTGCAGTAGTTGCTTTAATTTATTTAATTACATATCTCTAGGAGAACGACATGAGTGAAACACGTGTAGGCATTAACGGTTCTATACAGGACAAGGTAAAGATTTACGGATGGACAGTCAAAGACGAGCCGGGTCGGTTCGGTATGCTCAACAAGGGGTTGTTGCAAGTATCCCCTGCGTACCAACGTAGTTTGGTTGAGTCTAAGGCGGTGAGCATGGCGAGTGCATGGTCATGGTTTGCTTGTGGCACAATCATTGTCGGCAAACGCAACGGTGTATTTTGGGTGATTGACGGGCAGCATCGAGTTGCAGCAGCTAAACGTCGCTCAGATATTAAGACGTTACCTTGCTTAGTGTTTGAGTCCGATAGCATTGCACAAGAGGCGCAAGGGTTCTTGGATGCCAACACCGGACGCCGCCCTGTGTTTAGTACAGATAAGTATCGTGCGGCACTCGCAGCAGATGACCCGACAGCGGTAAAGCTTAACGGTATCTGTTCACGCTTGAGTATTCGAGTTAGTGCAACAGCGAACAAGGCGAAGGATCTGAAATGTATCGCATGGGCATTGAGCCGTACTAAAGAAGATGCTGATGCGCTAGAAGTCGTGCTTGAAGCGGCAATTGATATTAGCGGTACGGTTCCGCTGCACGAGAAGGTGTTGGGTAGTCTGTGGTACATACATAAAAACGCTGACGTTGATCTGACCGATACGCGTTTACGTGCTCGATTAAAGAAGATGGGCGCAGCGGGGATTATGAAGGCAGCAGACAGGGCTATGGAATACCACGAACGTCGTAGCCACAAGGTGTGTGCAGAAGGTGTAATGAAAGAAGTTAACAAGAACCTCCAAAAGAAAATTGGTTTAGGTACAACAGAGGAAATAGAATGAAACGTTTATTGATCGGGATTATTTTTGCAACATCCACTACAGTCGCTTATGCAAACTGTGTCACTAATACTATTTTTAAACGTGACGGGACAATGACCGTGTGCACAACGTGTTGCTACTACGGCAACTGCACAACCACTTGTATGTAACGACACGCCCCCTACGGGGGGCACAAGGAGAGGACATGGACATTGACCAACTACTAAAGATACTAGACGAGGGTGCGTTTGTCACGCATGAGGAGATGGCAGCGATTGCCCGTGAAGTGCGAGCCTTGCAACGGGATGCCGAGCGTTACAGATGGCTGAACAAGTACACCGCTCACTTGTTTATGGTGACAGAGAAAGGCTTAGACGAGCAGATGGATCGGGCTATGCACAGGGGGCAGGAATGAACGAAGAGTTTATTAAACGCTCCATTGACGGATGCTTGGCTGAAAACACTTTGCGTGGACAGACAGAAGCGATTGCAATTGCGATTCATTCACTGAAAAACTTAGAGGGTAAATATTTCATACCATCGTTCGGCAGTTTTGAACTTGATATGCACTGCTGTGAACAGCTGGCAAAGATGCTATTTGGAGGGAAGAAATAATGGCACTGACAACAAAACAAATGGCAGAAAGTGTATTAAAGATACTTGATAAATGTGTAGAGCATTACCCTGAAGAAGAGCGCGAGGAGGCTAAGGTCGTATTGTTGAATGCGCTTTCTGGTCAGATGTTTAGCATGGGCATGAGGGAGAAAGAGAAATGAACGAGAAAGAAATCAACGAAGACTTTGACCGTGAGTACGAGCGGTGCAGTCGTGAGCATAAAGAGGGGTTCGTAAAGATCAAGATGCCCACGTACTACATAGCCAAGCACTCTGACGAAGACCTACGTGCTGCGGTACTGGCGGAAAGAGAGGCGTGTGCGCAACTGCTAAATGATTGGGGCAAAGTTAACTGGAATATTTGGGATTGTATTAAAGCAATCAGAGCAAGGGGTGATGAAATGAAAGATGGCATAGCACTTGCAAGTATTGCACACCCAGAAGGCGATCCTGTACCTGATGACCATGAGATCAACCCTGACTCACTCGAAACAATGGAGATTGATATTCCTATAGATGAACGAATCAAAGCGCTTGCTAGACAAGCAGGTTTTACCGATTTCCCTGACGATAAAAATGGAGTCTGGATAACAGACGGGTATTGGGATGAACAACTTGAACGCTTTGCCGAGTTAGTGCGCCAAGAGGAGCGTGAGCAAGCAGAGAAACAAGAGAAACTTTGCAAAGATTGCGGGGGTATAGGACGGGTAGTTTGTGATGGTAGGTGTATGCCTGAACAAGAGCCTTGGGACACATCCGACATGGCGCATCGGTCTAGTGGTTTGGCAATTGATGACGACGACATTCAAGAATACAAAAGACCTTGGATCGGGATGTCTGATGTGGAGATTGCAATATATAGCAGTGGGTTCAGTGGTACCCGCTTGGTTAGAGAGATTGTAGGTCTATTAAAGGAGCGCAACACATGACTAACCTAGTTAAAACGGGTGAAATAATAGAGAAAGTCTTACGCAAATTTATGGAAGAAAAGTTTGAGCGTGAATGGGTCAATCTGACGGATGAGGAGCTTGTAATGTATAGCAAGCAGTTCAACGGTATTAGCTTGGTGAGCGAGATTGAAGCCCTATTAAAGGAGAAGAACAATGGATGAATACGAATACACAACACTTATCACATCAAAGTTTTGGCTAGAAGAGGGGTGGTATACGCCAGAGGATTTGAAGAAGATTATTGATTTCAATAAGGCACAACAAGAGCAGTTGCGTAAGAGCATGGAACCAATGCGTAAGGGGAAGAAAAAATGACTGAAACAGAAGCAGTGATTAACTGGGTATTGCAAGGTAACGCCCGAAAAAGAAAAACCATTAACCGTAAGGTATCGAGCTACGGTTTAAAGCATGTTGTAGAAAAAGATATTAAGCGATACATCGGAAATGATTCTTTCATTGCGGCAATGGATACATTAGGCTTTGAGAAGAAACAAATAAAAGGAACACCAAATTACTTTTTCAATATTCACTTGGAGACAAAATGATTAGTCAAAGACAAGAGCAGGTTCTCGACATCCTCGCAACCCGAGACAACATGACTGCCGCAGAGATTGCATTCGGATTAGGGTCAGAGACTAAGGCAACCTCCAAGCACTTGCGGCTCTTGGAGGAGATGGGGAAGATTTATGTCTGCGAGTGGCGTAAGGGCAAGTACGGCGCACTCACCAAGGCGTACAAGCTCGGCAAGGGGGACTCCGTTGTGTTGGTGAGCAAGCGTAAGAAGACAAAGCTTACTTCCCAACCTGTCGTTGTGCCTGAGCCTAATGCATCACGCCCCGACTACGCAGCAGCATGGCTGTTTCACGAACCGAGAGTTGAGTTACTAGGAGCGAAGTATGACTGAAGATGACGAGTTTGACTTGCTAGAGCAGCGAATAAAACGACAAAAGGAAAAAGAAATGTACCCGCCACTAAAAGCTAACGACCCAAAGCAACCTATTACCCTTGCGGATGTCTACAACCAGAGCCACGACATGGAGGCGCGTGAAGAACGCCGACTGTCTATTGAGCACGAGGTCAAGACCGCCAACGCTAAACAAGTTGGAGGCACACACTATAAAAAAGCTATTCAGCCTTGGGATTACATCATCGCTAACGAGCTTGGTTATCTTGAAGGTAACGTAGTAAAGTACGTGTCCCGTTGGAAAGAAAAGGGCGGAGTGCAAGACCTGAAGAAGGCGCAGCACTACTTACAAAAACTAATCGAGGTTACAGAGAAATGAAAGATGAAGACCTAAGAGACTTGTTTGCAGCTTTTGCAATGTTCGCTTGTACAGGTAACGCAGGGGATTATGATTCTGACGCACAAGCTTGTTACGAAGCCGCAGACGCCATGATTAGAGCGAAGTACGCAGAAGAAGAACCAGAAGAACCAGAAGCGGGCATCACTGCAATTAAAAGAAAGCGTAAAGCAACTAAGGAAATGTAATGGACTTAATCGTAATTGATTTCGAGACGTACTACGATCAAGAGTTTAGTCTGACAAAGCTAACGACAGAAGAGTACGTACGAGACAGCCGCTTTGAAGTGATTGGTCTAGCTATAAAAGTCAACAATCAACCGACAGAATGGGCGAGTGGTACGTATGAACAAATCAACGAATGGTTACAAACTTTCAACTGGGCAGACGCGATGGTGGTCTGCCATAACACTATGTTCGATGGCGCCATTCTTAATTGGCGCTTTGGCGTTACTCCTCGTGTATGGGCTGATACTCTGTGCATGGGAAGGGCTATACATGGCATCGAGGTGGGCGGCTCACTCAAAGCTATGGCAGAGCGTTACCAAGTGGGTGTTAAGGGAACCGAAGTAGTCAAC